ATGGTTGTCTATGCAGTTAACCGAGAGACTAACAAACGGTATGTCCTTGATGTGCATAACATGGCTGAATCTACGCCACAAAAGATTGATAGCTTAATCAAGGAATGGGTAGAGGAATACAAACCCCAAGAGTTGCGCATTGAAATCAACGCTTACCAAAAAGCTTTCTCTCTTGATAACGAGCTAAGAATGTGGCTTGCCAGCCGTGGTACGGCACTGCGCGAACACTTTACCAGCAAGAACAAATGGGATGTTAACTTCGGTGTAGCTGCCATGTCATCCTTGTTTGGTAGTATGCGTGATGGAAAGTACAATCGGGATAACCTTATTGAGCTTCCCGATAACTCTAATGAGCATGTTAAGGCTTTGGTTAACCAGTTAATTACTTGGAAAGCTGATACTAAAGGACCAACTGACTGTGTCATGGCACTGTGGTTCTGTGAGATTAGAGCAAAAGAATTAATTCAACAAAGTAATTTCAGAACGGCTCATGCAAATAACAAGTGGGCAACAAGAAGAAACGTTGCTATGCAAGGTGTTGTAAACCTTGACGAAATGGCAATGGAAACATTGTCAGGTCTATACTAGGAAATTAAATGGCATTATCAACTGAGCAAGTTACCCACAAGGTATTGGCTCTTACACGTCGTTACGCAGAGCGTGACTACCGAATGGCAGATATCACTGCTGTCCGCCGTGGCAACATGGAGTCCGTGTACCCAGATATGTTCCCAGAGGGCATGTCTCGTCCGATGATTGCCAACTTTGTTGATGTTGCTGCTCGTGACATTGCTGAAGTCCTTGCTCCACTTCCTTCGTTTAACTGTTCAACACCAAGTATCAACTCTGATAAGGCAAAGAAGTTCTCTGATAAAAGAACCATTATTGCTAACAACTATGTTGAATTTTCTAGCCTTCAGACCCAGATGTATACAGGTGCTGACTGGTACTTAACCTATGGTTTCTTGCCAATTTTTGTTGACGCTAACTTTGACGCAAAGATGCCACACATCCGCATTGAGAATCCAATGGGTTCTTACCCAGAGTTTGATCGCTTTGGTCGCTGTGTATCATTTACCAAGAAGTACATTAAAACAATTCGTGAATTAATTGTTGACTTTCCTGAATACGAAAGTGTAATTGTTGGAAATCTTGGTCGCGACATGACCGACTATGACACCAACATGGAACTAATGCGTTATGAAGATGCTGATCAAGTAGTCCTGTTCTTACCTCAGCGCAGTAACCTAGTTCTTCGTAAGGCTAAAAATCCAATTGGAATGCTTTCAGTTGTAGTTGCTCGTCGTCCAGGACTTGATCTAGATGACCCACGCGGTCAATTTGATGACGTACTATGGGCACAGATTGCCCGTGCTCGCTTTAGCATGTTGGCTATGGAAGCTGCAGAAAAATCTGTACAAGCTCCATTGGTTCTACCTAATGACGTATCTGAATTTGCTTTTGGTCCTGATTCTGTTATCCGCACAAACAACCCTGCTGGTGTTCGTCGCGTAGCTCTTGAGTTGCCTACTGGTGCGTTTACTGAACAGCAACTACTTGAGCAAGAAATGCGAATGGGTGCTCGTTACCCAGAGGGAAGATCAGGTAACATTGATGCGTCTATTATTACAGGTTCTGGAGTTCAAGCACTTCTTGGTGGCTTTGATTCGCAGATAAAAGCTGGTCAGCAAATTCTTGCTGAAACATTCCAGAAGGTTATGGAACTTTGCTTCCACATTGACCAGACTCTATTTGATGAAGATAAGACTATGGCTGGCATCTACCAAGGTGCACCATACGAAATTGGTTACAAACCTTCTAAAGATATTAAGAGTGACTACACCATTCAGGTTCGTTATGGTGTTATGGCTGGACTTGATCCGTCACGTGCGCTTATCTTCTCACTACAGGCTTTACAAGCTGGTTTGCTATCCCGTGAGTTTGTAATGAGCGAACTACCTTGGAGCATGAATGTTGGTCTTGAAAAGGATCGCATTGACATTGAGCGAATGCGAGATGCTCTTTCTGGATCTATCGGAGCATTAACTCAAGCTATTCCGCAGATGGCTTCTAATGGAGCAGATCCTTCAGATATCATTGAAAAGATTGCTACGGTAATTGACATGAAGAAGAAGGGCACTTCTATTGAAGATGCCGTTATGAAAATCTTTAAGAAAGAAGAAGGCGAAGTAGAAGAAGCCCCAGGAATGCCTGAACAACCAGAGCAGCCTATGGCTCCTGAAGGAATGCAACAGGGTGCTCCAATGCCTGCAGCCGAACAGCAAGCAGGACCTCCACCAGATGTTGCTAGTATTCTAGCTCGTCTGCGTGGCGGAGCATGACGGACGAAGAACGTTTAGCTTTATTTAGAAGCAAGTTAAAAGATCTACTTGATGAGTATGGTCATACATTTCATAAAGACGGTGCATTTTGTACCACATATTTTGTTACCGCAGAATTTTTTGATGGTGACGGTCAGTACTGGGCAAGCACAATATTTGATGATAAGTCACCAATATGGCATGTAACTGGATTAATCCAACATGCATTAGAAAATGACTTTATCGAAGAAGAAGAAGAGGATTAGTTATGGCACAGCAAGGTGGTAAGCGACCAGTTCGTACCAATAGTCAAGCTAAGCCAGTTTCTGGACCAGGTGCTTTGTCACAGCGCACTGATATGATGACTGCAAGCGATCCAAATGTTTATGGTGATCGCAAAGCTACAGAAGAGTTAATGTCTGGTGCTCCTATGGCTAGACAGCAACAGGTATCTAAGCCAAGCATTACCGATCTTTTTGCTCCAACTCAACGTCCTAACGAACCAGTTACTGCTGGTAATCCACTAGGCGAAGGTCCAGGACCAGAAGCTCTTAATCTTCCTGCTCGCACATTTAATCCAACTCAAATTCTTTCACGTCTAGCTGAGTCAGATCCTTCTGGTGAAATCGACATGATCTTACAGGAACTAAACAGTAAAGGTATTGTTTAGTGACAGTTCAACCAATGGGTGGAATACCTGAGGAAACTCCAGGTTTACTTCCATCAATGACTCCTTTGCCACAAATGCAAAGTATTTTTGATAAAACACAAAGTGATCCGTCTACTGCTGCTGTTCGTAAATTAGATGCAACTGTTGCGCGTGTATCTCCTGCTCTTTATGCTGCAGGATCACGAGCTGCATTAACTCGTGAAGAAAAAAACTTAATTGAAAACTGGGCTAAGGTTCGTGACACCCATAAACAATTAATGAAAATGGATAACAAGCAAGCTGGTGAATCTTACAATAAATTAGAACCAGGTTTTCAAGAAGCTTTAAAAACATATTACAAAACAGACTATGCAAATAAGTCTGAAGGTGGCGAATTAATTCAAAACGAAGATGTTCGTAAAGCTCTTGGTATTCAAGACACTGATGGTGTAATCAGTCCAATGGATGTTGTTAAAAGTCCATTTAAGTTTTTAATGGGTGCTGCTACTCAGTACGGTAAGTTTTTTAATACCCCTGGCGCAATGCTACAAAACTCTATTGTTAACAAAGAATCTTTTTGGAGTCGTAGCAATGGTGAAATTGCTTTTGATGGCAAATATCTTTATGACAATGAACTAGCTGATGAATTAGTTAACAAGTATGGTGCTGCTGAAAGCTTTGTAGCAATGCACGTACTTGCTGGTGATACACCTGGTGAAATTATTGATGCTTGGGGTCCAAACGATCCAGCTATTCTTAGTGCAGTTAATGCAATGTTTAATGAAGAAGAATCATTTGGATTTATGCTAGGTGAATTTTCACGAGCACAACTATCTCCTGGTCGCATTGCAGGTCGTTGGATTAATAAAAAACTTAATATTGATACAAACAAACATGTTGGTGTATTTAACTTTAGTACTGGTGCTATTGATGCAGCTTATCAAATTTTTGCAGACCCATTAACATATTTAACATTTGGTGCATCAGCAGTTATTAAGGGTGCAAGTAAAGCAGAGAAGCTAGCATCTGTTATTAAGTCTGGCGAAGATGTTCCAGCGTTTCTTGCAAACCCTGCTGTTGCAGAACTTTATGGTGGTTACGCAACACGTATTGGTGAACTTGGTGAAGCATTAGCTATTAAGGCAACTACTTCAGAAGAAGCTGCATTAAAAGCAGCTAAGGTTGCTGAAGCAAGAAGAATAATTAACACAGATTATCCTCAGCTAGCTGATCCTAAAGATGTAGATGTTTGGCTTCAGTATGGTGTTCGAGATTTAGATTCTTTTAGAAATTTATTTTTAGATGAGGGCGCAAAAGAATACACACGTTTAATTCGTGGTAGAGATATGAGCATGAGTTATGCTCGTGAAGGTGCAGCTTATGCAAAGCGTTCACGCGGAGCAACACTTAAAGCTAAAGAAGTTTTACGTAATACTTTTCTTGGCAAAAGAGTAGATGAAAAAGATTCTGTAACCGAATACGCTAACATTCGTGCTAAATTATTTGAAGATGAACCATTAGATATTGACATTGCTGTTAATCGTAAGCAAAATGCATTTCAAAAATTTATTGAACGTCAAACTAGATTGCATCCTGGTCGTGCTGTTGTATTTCACGACGATGCAAACTATATGAAAAGTGTAGACGTTTTTCAAAAGCAAGCATTTATGGCTTTTGGTCGTCAAGATTTAGCAGAACTTGCTACTGCTGATTTTATTGCTGGTACTCAAGCTGATCGTTTTGCTTTACATCGTTCTATTTTTGAATTAATTATGCGTCGAGAAGGTATTCATGGAATGCCTGGTGGTCAACGTTTTATTGATGAAGCACTTGAAAAACATTTTGGTACAAAAAATACTTGGACAACATCAGATGAAGTTATGGTCCCAAGAAATGCAGGATTGTCTGATGATCGTCCAGCTAACGTAAATGTATCTGGTCCACTTCACGCTTCACAGTTTCAAAATTTTGTCCATCTCCTGACTGGAG